ATCAACGGCTGCGTCAACCCCCGGCCTTGCAACTCGTCAGGCGTCATCGGCTCTACCCCTTTGTTGTCAGCAGTTCGCTTGTAGCCAAATGAATTCAACTCCGAGGGACTCAGCCCCCCGACCTCGATCCCCGAGTTGACTTTCATCACCGCCCGCGTCAAATCCGCGTGGTTCGCCTTTGCCTGGGCATCTCGCAAGTTGCCTTCCGCCTCGATCTTCGCTTCTAGGTCACCATCCGGCACCGCCGACAGCGCCGCAGCCGCCTCTTTCACCTTCACGTCATTCTGCGCGATATCTCGATTGATGAGAACGTGCTCCGCCAGCTTTGGAATGAACACCTTGGCGTTCTTCCCCTCCTCGGGAGTCACCGCGAACATGCCCGCCGCCCGGTTGAGTTCGTCTCTCGATACCGGAGCCTCGCCCTTGTCTCCGATTACCGAATCCACGCTCTTTGCGACCTTATTAAGCCGGATGTTTTCCATTGCCGCGCCTCGGGCGTGTAGGGTGCCCATCACGAGATTGAACAAAGCGAAGCCCTCAATGGTCCCTCCCAGTTCCTTGGCGGTGGCGTTCATGTCCACAGGCTTCCCATGCACCGCCGCATCGTACATCGAGCCCGCCATTGTCATGGCAACCCCATCTCCAACGGCCCTCTTGAGGGACTCCATTAGCACTGCTTTGGCCATCGGCATCAGCGCAATGGCCCCCAACGCCTTGGCTGGCGGAAAGATGCCGGTAGCCGCAAAAGTCAGTGCGCCCCGGGAAACCACATCAGGAAAGCTAACGTCCTTTCCGTCCACGTATTTCTCCGAAGCCGCATCCGCGAGAGATGTTCTAAGGCCAATCGCCCCGCTCTGCAAAACCCGCTCCGCCATGGGGGAAGATGCGCCTTTCTCCAGCGCCGTCTTTCCAGCGTTGGTAAGAGCACGGCCAATTACTTTCCCCTCTGCCGATTTTACCAGAGCCCCGACGCCACCACCACCCATCACGGAAATTGCGAAATCCAAGCCAGAGCCTGACATCGCCACCACTGCGTGAGATTGCGCGTTTGCCTGCCTCTGAAGTTCGTTCTGCTCGCTCCAATCCTTGCCCATGAAGGTCTTTGTGGCCCAATCTCCAGCCGCCGCCCCTAGAGCGCTTCCGCCCAGCATCGTCGCGAAGGCTAAGGGACCACCCTCTACACCCAAAGCCAAGCCCGCAGCTCCGCCAACGGCCGTCCCGATCGCCTTCAGCGCCCCGGTTGCCACTTCCCGACCGAACGTTGCCAGCTTCCCTTCGGGTTTGACAACCTCCCCATTCTTCCCGGTAATCAAACCTGCCTTTGGGGTCTGAGCCTCCGGAGTTTGCGGCGTGGTGTTGTAAACCCCTTTCGCGATTGCCTCACCCGTCTGCTTGGAAATCTCCCCGCTTTTCACCCTTTCCGCGATCTGCGCGGGCGACGCCTGCAACTCTGCCAATCGATCCGCCTTTGCCGCCTCATCCGGGTGATCTGGATCGTGGCTTGCCTGAAACACCTGCGCCATCCACTCCGCTTCTTTGGCCAGAGATTGACGCGCCGGGTTATCAGCCAAGTACAGAGGCATACCGTCTGTCCCGGCCATGTTGATCCGCTTGGCAACCTCCGGATTTGTAATCGCCCCCTTCGCCAGAGTGATGTAAGGGCTTTGCCCATCGTCATCGTTGATGCTCGCGAACCAATGCCCCTTGCTGTCATTCAGTGCCGTCCACCCGTTGCGCTTCTCGACCATCACCCCCTTGATGTCTGAGAACCCATGGAATGCAGCTTTGGTAGCGTCCGCGTCTTGTGTTGGGGCGCCTGGGGATACGAGCGGCGTTCCAGCCTTGCCCGGAGCCGGGGGACCCTGAACCAGCTTGTTCACCGCGTCATCCTGAGGCGTTGAACCCACCAATCCCTGAGATTTAGCCAGCTCGATGGCCGCGCCGCCGTCATCGTCAGGCAATCCGCTTTCAAGTTGGATCTTGCGCTTGGCCAGTTGCAGGCGCTGTAATTCCAATGCCTCCCCACGGGCTTTGAGCGCATCGTATCCGGGTTGCATAGGGTCAATCCTCTGCTTGGCAGCCGCGAACGCCTGCGCGGCATCGTCGATCCTCTTTTGATGGAAGGCGGCATCAACCGGTCCCAGCGGAATTGAGCCCCTCGGGTCTGGGTTTCCGTCCGAATCCACTGCCCCGTTTGGATCCAGCTTCATCCACTTACCGTTCAACCGGATGATTCGGGAATTCTGGGGGTTTACGGCCTCCATCTTGGATTGCGCCTTCGCGTAATCCTTCTCTGCCGCCGCATAGACGGGCTTGAAGCTCTCGTTGGCAATCTGCCAGTTGGCCATGTCAATCCCATGCCGGGCCGTGTCGGCCTCCAGCTGCAACTTGGCACCGGCAGTCTCATCCATCCCCACGACACGGCGCACGGGTCGGCCGAATTCGTCAGGCGTCTCTATGTACGTCTGGGCAGTCTTCGGGTCCGTTTTCGTTGGCACATCTTGCTGAACAATTTCCCCCTGCGCATTGCGATAGCTCTGCTTCCATGCGGATGGTTGCGGGGCAGGGGAGGGGACTGCACCAGTAGCGGGAACTGGCTGCGCCTGCGGGTTCGGATCTATAGGTGGTGCTTTTGCCTGCACTGGTGCAGCCTGTTGGAATGGCGCACCCACCGGTCCAATCTGGTACATGGGCGAGCCGTCCGCGTTGGGTCGTATCACCTTGCGGTTCGTATTCGGATCAACCGCCGCGACCTGCCCTTGGCTCTCTGCCAGTCTTACTTGTCTCTCCTGCTCCGCGTCCGATTCCGCCTGCTGCTGGCGATCAAGGGTTGCCTGCTTTCGAGCCTGCCATGCCGCTTGGCGCTGGTCTTGCGCGTAGCCTTGTGCTAGCTGGTCGGCGACCTTGGCTTGCTGGTCGGCATCATAGCCGGCACCGTCAACGGGTTGCTGCTGTTGCTGCGAAAATCGCGCCATGCCTTGCTGCTGCCTCTTGGCCTGCTGGTTCGCCACCCGAGATCCCGCCGGAGCGGCCTGAGGGTTGACCATGCCCGGTGAATTATCCATCCCATCACCGCCGCTCGACGCGTCGATATAATCCTGAATCTCTTGTTCGGACGGGGAGAGAAAATTCGCCATGCCGCAAATCATGCCAGCCTGGGCGCTCCGAAGTAACGGGCGCAACTACCACCCGCGCTTGACTCGGTTGACCTGTCGCCACCCGCCCGGCCCCTTTCGGTCGGGCGGGTCAACATGCTCCGCCTTTGGCTCTTGGTACTCCGTTGCCGATGGCTGCACCTCGAACGCCATGGCATCGCAAAGAACGTCGTCATCGTGCGCTCCTCCAGCGGCCTCGGCTCGACCCGACTTGGTTCTGACGAATGTCTTGTACTCGCCGATGGCATGCAAACACGGGATGTCCAACGCCCTATCTCGAATGGCTGCGGCCAGGGCCTCGATGATCGCGGTTCGCTCTTGCTCGTCGTTGAGGCGGAATCCGAACTGCTCAACGATCTTGCCCGTTCGGTGGCTCAGAGGCCGGCGCTTGTAGCACGGAACCCCCGCCTCTCGTACCCGCCTGAGGATGTCGAGGCCGCAGTTGATCTCTTGGCAGTAGATCGCGTTGCCGTAGAACTTGGACAATCGAACTGCGTGTCCGGCCACCTCGTCCCCCTCGCCGTAGAACGGTGGCTTGAGGCGGGCCACGAGCTTCATCGGCCGCCACACATCGTGCGCGGTGTCGCGATAGGCACTGCGCCAAACCTGGAGCGAATGGCGGTCTGGATCTGCTCCAATCGTCTGGCTTTCGTCGGTGGCCGGGTCGAGCGCCACGACATATCGAAGCTTCTGCTTTGGAATCTCCCAAATGTAAATCTCCCCGTGCTTGGCGTCGCGTTGGAAATTTACTTTTCCTCGATACTGGGTAACCAGGTGGCCTATCTCTGGCGTCTGGCTGATGGCCGCGGCTTCCATTTCGGCGAGAGCTGTCATGTCGAATCTCGGCGAACCCGAGGCCAGCCAGCACGTCACGTCATCCGATGGATAGTAGTATCTGAACTTCTTTGGGTCGCCACCGCACACGCTCTTGATGATCTCTCGCCGCCATGCGATTTGCTCCCAATCCCAGTGGTACTTGTCGATCCCCTCAATCTCCTCCTCGTCGAGCGTGGCCTCGATCTCCTCTATCTCTGCGGCACTCACCGGATTCTTGCGGCGGTTGTCGGCAAACTCGAACCATGCGGCGAAGACCTTTACCCATTGTTCCTCGGGACAAATTCCTCGCTCGTGCATTCGAATGAACTCTTCCAGCGTCACCGCCCCCTGCCATGTTCGATACTGCCAGCCAGTAGCGCCCTCGGGAGTTGACTCGCTGAATGCCACCGAGTTCGGGCCGCTGAGCGTCGGCAGGACGGCAGCCATAACGGCGTCGTCGTTTTTTCGGGTGGTCTGCGGCCACTTCGAGGTTTCCGAGAAAAATCCTACCTGGTTGGTGTCTCCCACCGAAGCGTTGGAGTTCTGGGCGGTATCAATCGTCCATTTGGTTCCATTGCTCCATTCGATGCTGGAGGACGGGTCCTTGAGCACCTTTACTCCCCAATCGTAGGCATCGGCCCCCTCGTATGCCGACAGTTTGTTCAAGAGCGCCTCGGAATGCTCGCTTTTGTCTGCGATGGCAATGCCTTCCACGGGCTGGCGCATGCCGTGGTGGTAAAGAATATGGCCAACAAACGTCGAGCAGCCAGCACGGCGAGGCTTGGTACATATGATGCGAGTCTTGACGCCCATGGCCTGCAACGTCTCGTATGCCTCAGACAGCCGAAGCTGAAGAATATTTGGCGTCGGCTCGATTACCCGGTTGTCCTTGTCTCGGATCGTGCAGAAGCAGGCGAAGTGGATCGCTGGCGAACTATAGGCGAGATCAATCAATTCCTCCGGCGTCTTGCCGCTGATGGATTCGGCAAATCGCTGGCAGATTGGATCGGCGATGATTGCCATGGAGTTACGCGGGCTTCCAGCGGGACAGGATTCCGGTCTTAGCTGGGACCGTGGCCGGGCTGTGGACGTTGGAACTTTCCTTTCCGCTTGCCGATGCCTTAGCGCGTAAGTGGGCCTGTAAGTTAAGGGCACTGGCCACCCGCTCGGCCCGCTCCTTGACGGCATCCAACGTCTTCGGGCCGGTCTCCACCACTACCTGATCCGGCGCGAAGTACCCGGCGAGCTTGGCATCGATCTCGATTGCTCGAAGGCGATCGGGCATTTTCTCGGTGCGATTTTCGGCGCACTCCATCAGCAATTCTCGAAGCCGATCCTTTGTCATTAGGGCTTTTTTTGTCTGCGGCTTGCGAAGCTCGGCGATCCTGGCGGCAATGTTTGGTTTCGTTTGGGAATCTGACGCTTGCACCCTTGCATGCTGGCGGTCCACGTGGTAACCCGCTGCCAGCCAAGCATCCGTGCCGCTCATTCCGCTGGCAATGAACTCGCAGAAACGCTCTTGCCGCACGCTGAGTCGTCGCGCCGTGGAGGGCGGCTTTTTGGGTTTTTGGGCCGGTTTTTTATTCCTATCCTTATTGGGCGAGGTGGATGCTGGGGGCGTGTCCGGTATCCCATTGGTGGCCGTGCTGCGTTTCATGGTGGCTATTTTAGGTAGGTGACCTCTTCGCGTGCGCGAGTCGCTGCGCATGAATTGATTTTATAGGGGGTCGGCGAGGTTTTGTTAAGGGGCGCAACTTTCAGGGAATTCCTTGGGCGAATCTGGCGAGCATTTTGACGGTGACGGTGAGGTGGTAGTGGTCGAATGCGGCTCGGATGTGTTTGCACTCAGTTACCCCTGCCCGGCCTGCCTCGTAGGGGATGTAGAGCCCCTTCTCTTTGTAGGTGGGGTTAGCGGTGAAGTGGAAGTGGTCACAGTCGCATGCGCCAAATCCATGTCGGCCGGTGAGGTCCACCAGGTGGATTCGGCCCGGTTCGGATTGGGACTCGACCCGGTAGCGGAAGGGGGCGTTACCATCCTCCTCGACCCATGGTGGATCGTAGGATGTCCAGCGGTTGTTGAGCTTGCGGGGAGCGGTCATAATCAGAGGGGAAGGAATTCAGAGAGTTTCGCCTGAGCGTCGGCGAGCAAGTTGGCCAGCTCCGATACCTGATGCATCGGCATTGGGCAGATGTTGCTCAGACTGTAGGCATCGGCCTCATAAGATCTCACTAATTCCACCAGCTCTACCCACCTGGGCTTTGAGGGTGGCTTTGGCACCGTCACCCGCCTCTTGCGTTCAGATGGTGTGGCGGGCTTGGAGCGCTTCACGGGTGGCGGCTTGGTTGATCCGGCGGCGATCTCCTCTGGGGTCACAAGAATATCGCCCCAGCCCTCGTGGTCGGGCTTAACCCTCGTGAGAGAGCTTGTGTAGCCTCCGCCATAATCCACGATGGTTCCAGTGGCTCTAATCTGCCGGCCTGCGCGAAGATAGGTGATGACATGGGGATGCATTGGCGAGGGAAGGGTAGGGGAGGATTACCGGGCTGGCACCAACATGGCCGAGGGGACGCCAGTCCCGTTCGTTGCCAGCCCGGTAACTCCTTACGGGGATTATTTTGCGGCCAGGCCGAGTCCTTTACGCTCCGCATGCTCGGCTCGCTTGATGAGGTCGGCCAAGTTGGTCTCAACGGTCAAAATCTTTGCTTGCGAGTCCGGGCGCATTTGCCACCATCTGGTCTTGCTGGCTCCCACATGATTCTCACGATCCTTTGGGATTGAAACCTGCATGAGGATTCCCTTTTTCACGAGGGCTCGCATGAGGGACGATGCGATAATCCTTCCCGCCATGCCGGTAATATCGGAGGTCGAAAAAACAGGACCATTTTTCCGGGTTAGGCTCAGGGCCGCTAGAGATGCGTGGCCCTCCATTACGCTTAGGTCTCCGAGGATTCTTGCGGTCATCCGTATCAGCTTAGGCACCTTCGGATCGTGGTAATGGATGAAGATTAGCCACTTGGGTGGCGTTTCGTATTCGTTGTAGGTGTGTGGTTTCGTTTGTGGGTCGCTCATATATGCATTTTGTTAGAAATATTTGGGTTGGGTTGACTTGTTCGGGATCAGGGGTTCGGTCTAATTCAGCTGTTGGGCAGACGGAAGAATCCGAGCGCACCCTTGCACTCGTGGAACGGGAGCGGCTTGGCATTGCGGAGCACGAAGCCGTATTCACCGAAGAACCACGGCGATTCCGAGCGGTTCACGCAGTCCACGATTTCCGCCACTCCGACGATTCCCCCGCGTTCCAGCTTCTCGTATGGCGGCAGCGTCACGAAGTTTTCAACGGCAGTCCATGAGGCTTCGTCGTATTCGTCGCGGGTCATTCCTTTGCCAGCGTGGACAATAAACTTGCCCCGGAATCGGGTTGGCCATGAGCGGTTTTCGATGTCTTTTCCTCCGTTGCAGATGAGCCATGCCCACGGCTGGCGGATAGACAGCACCGGCAGTTGCGCGAGATCAGCCGCGAGATCCGAAGATACCCAACAAGGCGCGGCAGATCGACGGACACTAGCCCCTTGTTTGGCAACGGTTTCTGGCTCCGACGTGAGTTTGAAAAGTTCTTCCATGTCTTTAGTCGTTAGGTGTCCGCGTCTGCGTCGTGTCGTTCTGTGAAGAGAATCCTGGAGGGGGCTGGAACATCACGGCGTGCTGAATCTCCAGCGACTCCCTGAGACACGCGCGGAATGCAATCCAGTTCGTTTCCTTGCCGTCGCGCTCGGCAATCTGGAATGCAGAGCGACACAGCCCATTGGCGTGTTCCGGCGCTTGCCTCATGCGGATCATCCGCATCATCAGGGTAGGGCACGGGGTTCGGTCTAATTCAGCTGTTCACCTGACGTAATCCAAGACCCGCCTCGAACCATTCCGCCACACTGCGGGCCAGTTCGTCGGGGATTTCGGCGCGGAGGTCAGGACGCATTCCGCTTTTGGCCATTTTCCCACGCGGCACTTGCCGGGTGAGTAGGGGAACATCGCCCCACAGAGAATAACTGCCGACTCTGATTGCGCCTTTGGCGTGACGGGCGGCGAAGTTGCTGCACTCGACCATCCTGCCGGGACGGTCGCAAAGAGCTATCGACCATTCCAACAGGTCCACCGCCCACTTGGCCGGCGTCTTGTCGCCGCGCAACCAGGGCAGCCATGCACGAGCGTATTCTTCGCACGGCGGCGACATTAGAACCGCGTCGAATTGGTCTATCCAATCTCGCTCCAAGCTCAGAGCGTCCGCTCTCACAAATTCGCCGGGATATTTCGAGGCGAAGTCTTCAAGGTCAACGCCCGTGCATTTCCATCCCCGGCTTTGGAATGTTTTCGTCCATCCACCAACGCCGCAAAACACATCCAGCAAAGAAGGTGAACAAGACATAGCTGCCAATGCCGGGGAGTGGTTGTGTGGCATTTTATTTGTTGGTTGGGGGGGGGAGATATTCGAAGCGCTTTTCTTCGCGCTCGAATAGCTCAAAATATTTCCGTTTGAGCGGGATGAATAGCGGCTTCAAAGAGGCCGAACACGATTCAGGCATCGGATGCCCAAGAATCTCAGAACAGAGACGAAGGTTTTTGAACCCCTGCCCGCCCAGACATTGTTCGCATACTGGCACCCCCCCCGCGTCGGGATGGCTTCCGGCCCATTTTGCCGGTTCTCCGCAGTTCGAGCATGCAGGCCACAGTAGATGTTTCATTTTGCTGATGGGGAATACGAAGAGGGATTGAACCTCAATCGTAGTGTTTTGGGTTTAGTCGATGACCTGCCAGTCGTCCGCAAGCATGTCGGATTGCGAGGCGAGCCAACCCATAAGGATTTTATCATCGGCAGTCTTCATAATGATGTACGGGAGCACTTCTGCGGTGCCCCCATGATCTTCCGCAAATGCGCGAGTATGCGGATTCCAGAAGGAACTAGCCTCAAGTGCTGGGTGTCCTTGGCCTTGGCAAATCCACATGCCTTTGCCATTCCATCCGGATCGGCGGACCCGCTTGCCGAATTTCATCGCTCCGATGGCAAGTCCGAATGAGAGGCCATTTGTAGCCCAATAGGATTTCTCAAACACCCCGGCAGGCGACCATGAGATGTACCCGGTATGGTCAGGGTGGTTCCCGGTTCCCCCGTCGAGATATTCGACCAGGTAACCCGAGGCGCTTTGATCCTCGCCTTCCGGCGCGGGCCATTCGCGATAGGTGTTATACTCTCCCCGCGTCATTGGCGAGGCTTGAATTATTTTTGTGCCGATGAAGGCTACCATTGGTGGTTTCATGTTTGTTTTGTTGGTTATGAGAGATGTTTTTTTTCGCAGATATTTATCTCGATATGAGTATGCGGAAAACCAGCATGGGATGCAATAGGGGTGACGCTCGGGTCCATGAATGAGGCAATGTTTCATATTAGTATCCAAATCTTCCCTGCTCTGTTTCCACATGATGCATGTCAGTCTCGGCGGGTGCGCCATCCTCAAAACGCATAAGTTCTGCAATCCACGTCAGATTGACGATCCCAGTTTCCCCGTTTCGATTTTTTGCAAGATTGAGAGTAGCTCGCCCTGCCTCTTTGGTCTTGTCCTCCTCGGTGTCCGCATAGTAGGCGGAGCGGTACAATAGTCCAACCAAGTCGGCATCCTGCTCTATGGCCCCGCTTTCTCTGAGGTCAGACAGCCGGGGCACACCGAGGCTCTTGCCGCTACGTTTGTCCGCATCCCGGTTGAGCTGAGCGAGGATGATAATCGGTATGCACAACTCCTTGGCCAGTCCCTTGATGCCGGCAGATATTTCTGCAATCTCTCTCTCACGAGAACCGGCGGCCTGCTTGCTGGTCGATCGAAGCAACTGCAAGTAGTCGATGGCGATGAGTTGCAGTCCTTGCTCGCGGTGCCTCCGCCTCGCCTTCGCGCGTATTTGGTTGATGGAGATGCCCGAGGTGTCATCTATGAACAACTTCGCCTTGGCCACTTCGACCGCCTGTCTCTGGAGGCGTTGCAGAGTGCCCTTATCCGGCTTGGAACCCTGCGCCAGAGATGCCAGGTTGAATTTTGACCGACTGTACACCAACCGTTGCACTAATTGATTCGTCGTCATTTCGGTCGAGAAAACCATGGTTGGCAATCCTCCGTCCAGGCACACATGCTCCACCATGTTCATCATCAAAGATGTCTTGCCCATGGATGGGCGGGCCGCGATGACGAATAGCTCTCCAGCCTTTAATCCTCCTCCTGCCAACCGGTCTAGCGCTGGGAAGCCCGTGGCCAATCCGGCTTGCCCCGTTCCGTCAATTCTCCTGGCCAAGTCATCGAGGGTCCAGTTGATAGCCTCCTTGACCGTGCGTGTCTTTGCCAGGTCATTCTCCGCCCGGATGATGGCCAGGTTGCTCTCTGTTCGGTCGAGTAATTCTCGGGCCTCTCCGGGCGCGTCGTAGGCATCGGTGATAGTCTCGTTAGCAATCTCTATCAGTCGGCGAAGGATAGCCTTGTCTCGAACTAGCTCCATATATTGGCCCCATGGCTGGGGGCTGGCCGAGTAGGTCATTATGTCGACAATCGTGGCCGGCCCTCCGCATCGATCTAGTCGCCCGCGATCGAGCAGGTACTGCACTAGCGATACGATCTCGATCTCCTTCCCCTCGCTGAACAATTCCAGAATAGCCCCATAGAGGGTCGAGTGGGCGGGCAGATAGAAATCTACCTCGGAAAGGTTCTCCTCAATGGCCCGGGGAACGTATTCCTGCGGGTCTCTCAGCATGATCGATAGCAGCCCCTTCTCTGGCCCTACAGCATGCGGTAGCTGGCGCATCATTGGCTCCTCAGCCGCGTAATATCTGGCCGGTGCCAGAAGTTCAGGCGCGGCAACATCGGGTAGCTCGTCCTCTGTAAATCCGTTGTTCATTGTCGTGCTTCTGGGGATTGGTAGGGGATTCCAACGAAAGAGAAAACCGACTCTTCGGAATCCATGGGAATGATCTCGCCGGTTCCAATTTCGGTGAATCCCCGTCCATAGGGGTTCCAGCGGTGGCCAATTCTGTTGGCCTTCACGGCGATCAGTGCGTTGCTATCGGCGGGTCCAGTCCGGCAAACCAGATAATTGTGCCAGCAATCCAGAGTGGTCGAGAACAAGTCCACCGGAATGCCCGTGTTCGTGTGGACCATCAGTTTGTTTTTGTCGCCGAACATTTCCGACCCATTCACGTTCTTTCGGCGATGAAGGATTCCGTCATGCTCCAATCTGAAAATGATTTCATCGACCGTGTTGAACGTCTTGATTCCAAACAGATCGTCTGGATCTGGCCCGGTGATGAATTTCGGCACGTAGAGGATTTCCACGTCGCCCACAGTCGGCTTCATTCGGCGCAGAGACCCTGCGATGATGATCCGCAGACTCTCTGGTTCGAGAATTCGTACCAACTCTTCGGCGACTCGCAGGCCGTCTGCATGGGGGTATCGTGGCTTGTCGCTCATCGGGAATCGCGGTGCAGGTTGGCGGCATAGGTCTTGGCCCGGTCCAATTCTTTCGGCCAATTATTCAGGAGCGTATCGAGGTCGCGTCGCCGGTAATCCTCGTCTTTGGGGATCATGGCGAGATAATATTTTTCAATGTCCGCCATCTCGTCTTCGGTGGGTTTGATGGACAGCAGCGCCACGGTCTCGGCCACCGTCCAAAGGGTGTCACCCTTGCGGCCAAAGAACCTGCCGATGCGGATCATGGTTGGTGAGTTCGATAGGACGCGAGTTCGTTTTCGGTCTCCTTGGCTCATTCGCTTCCAGGTCTCGGGTAGGCATCGGTCTTTGGCTGCTGGCGTCGGCGGTTCTGGAGGATTGGATTCCTCGTCTGAAAATTGTTCCTCGTTCCCCCCAAGGGGGGTAGGGGGTTCTTCTACCGAAGTAGAAGTAGAAGATGAAGATGAAGAAGTTATCTTTTGGTTATCTTTTTTTAGGTTATCTTGGTTATGATCGGGGTTATCTTTTTGCTTATCGTAATAGGGGTTCTTTCTTCCCTTTTCAAAGGCTGGATTTCCACCCTTTTTCCCTGATTCTGAACGCGTTGCGGCTAATTCCTGGGTCTTTCCGAAGTCGCGAACCATCCGCCGATTCATCAGTGCCCCGGTCTCATCGCAGATGCTCGCCACATTGAGGGTTATCAGGGAGGTTATGATAACCTCGAGATAACTCGGAGATAACCCAAGTAATCTCGCTAAGCGGTCGGTTGGAAAGGGGATTCCCCCGAGTAAAAGCTTTCCCGGCTGCTCAGATTCGTGCATGATGCACAGCAATTCAAACCACACTCCCCGCTCTTCAAAACTCAGGGATTGGATGCCTGGGTCTTTCCTCCAGTCGGCAGGGTAAAATTGGAATGCTGGTCGCTTCATGGATTTGTGAAATCTGTTGGGTCAGTCAAAAAATAGGTCCGTCTTTTGTGGACTTGGATCTAGGAATCGCATCAGGTCAGGCAGTGGCTTCCGGCATCCCTTGGGCACCGTCCACGGCACGATGCATCCGATGTTGAGAGATTCGTCTCGGGTCAAGCTGCGGGCCTCACCGGCCTCGTAGCGTTGCCAGAATGGCATGCTGGCGTCCACCGGTACCGCCACAGTCATTCCGCACTGGATGCCGCTGGCGAGCCTGCGCTCTGCCCAGTGGATGGTGATGAAGCACAGCGCCCCAAACGCGGCTCTGCGGGCAAGGTGAGCGTACTGACGCTTTCGGAAGTGATCGTCAGCCAGCGGGAAGGAGGCCCCGGCGCAACATTTGGCCTCTATGACCACCTGTCGGCCACCGCGCAAGCATCCCTCAAGGTCCGGAAGCGAGGGGACGAGAATGGTTTTACCCCCAAACGTGACACCTTGGACTCCGTAGCGCCCGAGAGTCAGCGTTCCGCATGCTTCCAATCGCTTCGCAGCGTCCAGGAGCAGCGTTTCGAATTCCTTGCCCTTGAGGGATGCAGGAGTCATGGCTACTTGGCCTTACTCCCACGTTTGGATGCGGCTGGCGGCAACACCTCAAAATTAAGCGCGTCTTGGTCTTCATCGTCTCGGCCGAGGTCGGCCAGGGCATTTAGCCCCTTGCTCGCCTCATCGAAGTTCAGCGTTTGCTGGCTACGCTCTCCGCTGATATATCGCGAAATTTCAAGTAGCGCCTTTTCGATCAGCGAAACATGCGCATCTTTCAGCTCTCGCTTTCCGCTCTCGCCATCCGCCGGATCGTCGATGCGGATAAATGGCGTGGTCATCTTGTGCATTTCCCCGCCATTAATTTCAATCGGGACCTCCAGCTTGAAGCAAACGGACCGAGTTCCAAGTTTGGTGTGGCTCAGTGCCACCTTGTAAACCGTCATCCCCTCTTGGTAACTCATCGGCCATCCCATGATGGTGCAGACAACGGGATTCAGGTGAGCGAATGATTCCGGCAGCTCGGGAAGCGGCTCCTGTTTGCAGGTGTCGCTCGTCTCCGTCTCGTTGTCCTGTCCCACATTGGTTGTGTAGGTATAGGTGATGGCCTTTCGGTCTAATATCAGGCTTTGAATTCTCATTTCTGTGTGTGTTGGTTCGATTTGGGGAGATTAGCGCAGGGCGAATTTCGTCTTGAAGTATCTCAAGTACGTAATCCTCATGTTCACCGGTTTCGGAAAACGGCGGTTCTTTTGGTGAAGATGCGTTTGTTTTCGTTGCTTCAGTAGGTTTCTGCAGTGTGCGAAATAAATCCTCGCTTTGCGGCGAATTCTTTGGAAGTATGCTTTTATTTTTGGCGTCATGGTTTCGTTTTGGTTTCGAGAAATCCCCGGCCCAGCATTTCGGCTTTAACCACGATTCGTCGGTTGAATTCCCACGTGCCCCACTGGAATGCTTTGGCGTCACCCAGCAGGTACTTATAGATGGCCTTCAACACGGAGTCTGGATAGCGTCTTATCATGCTAAGTTGGCCGGATGTCGGTTCTGGGTTCAGCGGCGTTTCAGAGTCGGTTCGAGCTCTCTCATGGTTATGGACCCGCCTGATATGTCGGCCATGCGTTCCTTGAGCACCTTGCCCTTCAATCCAGTGGCGTCGGCTAGCAGGGATTCCGCAGCGCCAATGCTGATAGTCATAGCGGCAAGAACCTCGCCAACCTCCGCCCCTTCGGCGATGATTGCCCGGGCCAGGGTTCCGGCGTCTGTCACCGTTCTGCGAGGGGCTGCCGCCTCCAGATACCACGCGGTATCGGTCTCTCCATTCCGCAGACGGTGTTCCATTTCGGCGCGGGCAGCCTTGTCGAGAAGCGCAACCTGGCTGCATGCCGTCAGGAATTCCCCGAGTCGTGGCGTCGGAAAATTGGCCATCGAAACAATGCCACGCTGGGCCAACTCCATCGCCCAGGCAAGGCGAGGGCATTGCAGACGGCACGGGCAATAGCGGCAGTTGTCATCCGTTGCCGAGTATCCCAGCGCCCACGGGTCACCATTGCGGCGATGAAGCATCGAATCCAGTTGCTCGCGAGCAAAAACGATACAGGCGCTAGAAATCGTGTAAGGCTTTGGTTCCGATCCGTCGATAATGGCCACTGTCACCGACTCTACGTCTATCTCGTGACTCAGCAGCACCGCGCCTGCGAAGAGTTGCCAGTTGTCACTCGGTGGTGCCACATCGTTCCAGCCCGTTTTGTAGTCGAGAACCAAGCCGATTGCACGCGCCTCGCTATAGGCCATCAGATCAAACCGGCCGCTAGCCACGTCTTCTCCATGAGCATCCTCGAACCACAGTCGTTCCTCGATGATGAAATCCACGTCGGAAAGGTCGGCACCGAACACCTGCGCGATAACGCCTTGCGCGTCCTGCCACAACTGGCGAGCTTGGGTCGCCTCAGCAATGCTGGCGGATGGAATCTCCGACCCCCTGGCTAGGGATTCTAGAACCTCGTGGACCCGAGTGCCCCTATTGGCATCCTTGTTGCCACGGTCGGCCGGAAGCGTGCCCTCTCGGCGCATCTGGGTTTCCAGTCCCAATGAGGCGGGGCAGCGCATGTAGCGGTTAAAGGAACTCGCGCTTGGAAGTCCCCGGCGGTCGTCGATTTCGATAGGTTTCGTAGTGCTCATGCGCCCTCCTTTCTGACGGCGAGCATGGCGTCAGCCATTTTATATGCCCTGGAAGACAGAAGTCTGGAATTTTCTGGAGTTGCGTAATCAGCGCAAACATCGTGATGTTCCCACGCTGTGACCGAGCCTTTCATCGCCTCCCCGGCAAACCAATCCCGAAGGGACATGCCTTGATTGTGGTTCAAATATACAACTTCTCCAGCTTGCGTTGTGATTGGCTCACTGTTGCCATATCCGTCAACTCCCGAGACTCCAGCGAAAGCCGGCCCGCCATCGTCGATGGGGTTCATGGAATCACCTCCCTCACCGAGATGAGTCTCAACCCCGACTTCTGGCATAGTTGATCCACGTGAGGATTGCCAGCGACGCAAGCGTTATTATTCTCATACACCCACAGCTTGCCTTCCCACATGTCCGGCTTGACTCTGAAACTCTCAGGTCCGTAGGTCTGAAAATTAGGGGTTTCGGTTGATGTCCAATGCCCCTCCACATTCGCCTCGATGATTTTTCCACCGAGGAAGTTCGATATGTGATGGGCATTAGCCGTCACCTTCTCTGCCTGTTGTAGAGTCATGTTATTGTTCGCCTTTCTGTTCGGGCTCCGCGTCGCCAAGAAGTTCCACTCGGGTCCAGCATGCTTTCAGCTCGTCGAGTGTGGCCTCGTTCATGGTCGCACCCTGCACCAAGCCCGCCTCGCGGAAAATTTCGGCCATCCGCGGCAGGGTGATGCCGTTGGCGTTCTTCGCTGCCATCAGATTTCGCACCAATTCCGCTTTCTCGACGATGGGTGATTGTGCTTTCGCTTGGGCGGGCGCTACTTCGGGTGGCTCGCGGCGAGTTCGCTTTGCCGGGGCGGGACTATCGGCTGGAAGCAATGCTGCCGCCACCGGGTCGGGACCATGCGTGGGGGTAATGTTGCGCATTGGAGGCTCGTCCATCTCATCCTCCAGCATGATTCCCATGACCACCTCCGGGCAGTGGCGTCTTGCCCACTTGATGGAGCCGGTGTAAACCAGCTTCTGCTCCGGGTCCTTTTTCCACATATCATTGTCCGTTCGGGCCTGTGCCACGCTCACGCTAACAGTGCGTGCCTCTCGCTCACCCTTGAAACGGCCAGATACCGTGATGGTCAGTTCGGGCGTTCCAACCTTGCCGGTGAATGTGAAATTGAGTCGTTCTTCAAGACCGGCCAGCGCGTTGATTGCCGCCATGATGAGTTTGCCCTGGAATGCCAGCTTTCCTCCCACCACATAGGTTTCCGGAGCCACAGAGAATGGGTCGAACCCCCAGCGCAGGGACTGGTTGACGATCATGAAGCAGTTCGCGGCGATCTGCTCAGGTTCCAGCGGACGCTTGTCGCGGCCAATCTTGAGGTGATCGGGAATTAGGGATGCCGATGCCATCAGCTTTGCAATCCGGTAACAATGCTCGAATCGGGCAGTGTCGAGAAGGTACGCGATGGGAGAGGAATCGATAACGGCCAAATGGCCGGACTTGGTTGTTGCTAGGTCGTTTGACATATCTTGTGTTTTGTTTGTTTGGAGGCGAGTTAGTAGAGGCTTGGAACCATTTTAGGCAGGTCCTTTTGGATGAACTGATGCACCTGATGTCGCGAGTTGTTTGGTTTCTGATTGAATCAGATGTTGGTGAATCCGCGCACACGCCCTCACATCCGCCAGCGCGTCATGCTGCCCGTCAAAATCCTCATCGAATAGATGGCGGTATGCCTCGATGAGTTTCGGCCACTTGTACTTGCCCGGATACTTTCCAGGAAGGCGGCAAAGGTCGGTAGTTAGTGCCATGGTGCAAGCCCTTTCGGTAGCGATGAATCCGCAGTGAGACTCGACTCCCAGGCGTTCAATCTCATAGCACATCAACTTCATGTCGAAGGAGATGTTGTGCGCTACAATCTGTGAGGATTGGTTGGCCATCTGGGTGAACAGCGATAGCGCGGAATGAATGGTGACCCCAAATGTTTCACCGTGCCAATTCGTGATTCCGTGAATGGCTGCAACATAGTCTGGAATAGTCCATCCATCCGGCCTGATAATGACATTCATGGAAGCCACCTCGCCCCATGTGTCATCGATAAGCAGTGCTGCGAGTTGTACAATGTGCGGGCATTCCTCCAGAGGCGCGGCCGTGCGAGCTGGAAACCCGGTGGTTTCTGTATCGAAATAGAGACGTTTCATGATGGTATGTGAAAGGGTCGGGAGAGCGGCTAAGAACGAGGGAAAATACAAAAAAC